CAACGCACTGATTGATAACATTCAGCCGTCTAACAGCAATGACGAAGTTGAATTTGACTTCAGTAAGGTAACTGCAACTGGTCACGGTCTCGTCAAAGGCGATGCCGTCTACATTGACCAGGGTACTGGTAACAGCACTACAACTGCTAGCACCTACACCGTATTCGATGTAATTGATGCTAACACCTTTACCACAACCAAGGCACTAAACGGCACTGGTTCACTAACTCTTTACAGCGCAATCTTCTTCGCTGAAAGATTCACGAATGGTCCATACGCGATTCAAAATGCTGGTGACCAAATCAAAGTCACCCTGAACGTCAGCCTCGACTGATATACTCAAATTGAGTTCTACATTATGGGGGGATTGCTTCACTGGCGGTCCCCCTATTTTTTTAACTTGGCTGTAGTTTATGGTATTCTCCTACGCTGGTACTGGAAGAATGCCCCAGTTTGTTGCTTATGAAGCACTGGGGGTAATTTCTTACAGCTATACAGCGTCGGTACTAAACGAGTTTATTAAATTAGATTTTGGTTCAATAGGTCTAGCATACTGGGTAATTGCAGACCATGCAAACAAAGTCATTCAAGACTATAAAGATGATCAAATAATCAACCTGACAGAAGACGGCGGAGTCGTCAGTCAATTTGATTATGGTAGCATTTTAGAAGTAGAGGCAGTAGCACAAGACGATTGGGGTCTTATTACCGATACTTCAAACATCGAGACGATGGGAAGAACACACTTCCATTCTCTCACTACATGGTCTGTTATCAAAACCTGGATTGGTTCTGGTACGGTCTTCGAGTTCGGTGGATCCAGATACAGACTGGATGCTCCATACATCGTTTCTGGAACACTGCGCGTTGATGGCAACGCCAACACTCATTATGTACCTGCGATTGCTACGGAGGGACTACTACCCCTTCGTAGTGACACTAAAATTGCGTATGCTCCTAACTGGAATGTATTCGGCACCTTATTCAGCGGTAGCTTTGCTGGAGAGGCTGTCACCAAGGTATTCCCAGAGGATCCTGATTATACGATCAAACAAGGTTCACTTACCACGCTAACTGCTGCGGATCTGTCTAGCGGTTATGGAGCGGTATATGATGGATCTAGATACACATCCAGTAGTGGAGCTGGCACTAGTCCTACTAATGGATTTGCTGTAGGTCCACACGTCAGATTCGGTACAGCTTTCGATCCTGGAAGTTCTAGTAGCACATCCAGAAAAGTTGAATATGATCTAGACCTCACTGGTATTGAGGAGATCACCTTTAGACTCGTTATGGGTAGCGGCACTAATGGTGGCGAGACTCCAGAGAATAATGAACACCTATGGATGAGATACCTAGATACAGGTCTCTCCAATGCTGATGCATCTAGAAAATTACTAGACCATACAGAAACTACTTACACGACTCCTGGCGATAAGACAGTTACTGTCCCAGTAGAGGCAAGAAGACCTAATCAAACGATTAGAATTTACCAGTTATCATGGACTGGTACATATGAATTTGATCACTATGGATTTATATCGCTATCGTATGGCAGCGAAGTTGTTGTCGGTGGAGATGGTGATCAACGCAATAATCTATTCAATGTTGGTGGAGATGCTGGTATCAGCTTCAGACCTAACTGGGTTGGTTCTGGCGTCCTGTTCAACTTCAGCACTACTACATTCTCACAGACATATGATTATGTCGGTGAAGGAACTCTATTTGGCATCTCTTCTACAGAAGAAAAAGTTGTCTGGGATTACAACAATTCCAGCATTGATTACTTTACATACGAGAACTTTGGGTCGGTTGCCGAAGCACCGATCAATTCTATTACGATCCAATCGATTGCTAATGAGACAATCGAAAGTCGTGCAAACGAAAGGATTATTGATCTAATTGTTCCTGGGTCTAGTGTTGGTGCATTCCTAGACTTCGGTACTATTCTCACTGACGGTGTACAGACTCCTTCTACTGTCGGACTTGACTGGGGTGAGATTCTTACTAATCAGACAGATTATCCATTCGGTCTGTTCCCGATCAATGGTACTGCCAAGCAAGTATTCACTCCCAACTTTATTGGTTCGGGTGTCCTGTTCTCGTTTGGAGAAGGTATTGGTAGAACCAAACCAAGATGGATTGCCTATGTTCAGATTGGAATCTCTGGTGTTGCGAAGACAAACTTCAGTCTTCTTCACAAGGGTTCGGGTAATCTATTCAGCTTCAACAACGGCGAAGATCGCAGAGCATATGTATACAGCGGTTCAGGTGCCCTCTATGCGTTCTCTGGTGCTTCCGAATCGGTCGGTGCCGACTATCCCGACTCCACGGCGTTGCTACCTATTGCAGGCGCTGCTGGCGTTGCCTTTGCTCCTAACTGGATTACAGAAGGTACAGTCAAGACAGAAGGTACAGCAGTCGAGAGACAGACTGATCACTATCAAGGTTCTGGAACTCTATTCAACTTCGAGACTGCTGACGAGGCAGTTGCATATCACTATAGCAGTACATCTAATGCGATATTCAACTATCGCAATTATGGATCGGTCGCTGATACACCGATCAATTCTATTACGATCCAGTCTATTGCTAATGATACTATTGAGAGTCGTAAAGACGAAAGAATTATTGATCTAATTGTTGCTGGATCTAGTGTCGGTCAGTTCCTAGATTCTGGTTTCATTCTTCTCGGTGGCGAGGATGCTCCAGAAACTGTCAGAGAAGATTATGGTTCTATCATGGAATCTATCTCCCGCTATGCGATGGGAGACTTCTTGTTTGAGGGCGAAGCAGATCTTGCTAGAACACGCACTCATATCGGAACTGGTAATCTATTTGCATTCGTTGAAGGTCGTGGTAGAACTAAACCAAGATGGATTGCCAATGTCCTAATTGAAGTTAGTGGTAAAGGTGATACACCTAGAGCAAGAAGTTTTGTTGGAGAAGGCGTACTATTCAACCTCAACAATGCAGAAGATAGGAGAGCATATGCATACAGCGGTTCAGGTGCCCTCTATGCCATCTCTGGTGCTTCTGAATCGGTTGGTGCGGACTATCCCGACTCTACAGCGTTGCTGCCTATTACAGGCGCTGCTAGAGTCAGCTTCACGCCTAACTGGATTTCCGAGGGTGTTGCAACTCTCACTGGTGCATCAGTCGAGAGACAGACTGATCACTATCAAGGTTCTGGAACTCTATTCAACTTTGAGACTGCTGACGAGGCAGTTGCATATCATTACAGTAGTACATCCAATGATATCTTTGAGTATCGCAACTACGGATCTGTTGCCGACACTCCAATTGAATCTATTACGATTCAATCTATTGCTAATGAAACCATTGAGAGTCGCAAGGACGACAGAATTATTGATCTAGTAGAAAGTGGTTCTACTTCTGGATCTTATCTGAATTACGGATTCATTCTTCTCGATGGTGAAGATGCTCCCGAGACTATTAGAGAAGATTATGGTTCCATCATGGAATCTATCTCCCGTTATGCAATGGGAGACTTCCTGGTTCAGGGTGAAGCAGCAACAGTCAGAACACGTACTCATATTGGTTCTGGTGACATCAAGATTAATGTCGCCACTATCGTCAGCGTTCCACCCAAGTGGACTTCTGATATATTCGTCGATGTTACTGGCGAGGTTGTAGATAGCGTCACCAAGACATTCACTGGTTCTGGTGATCTATTCAACTTCGTATCCGCTGATGAGAGACGCGCCTTTGGATATCAATCCACTGGAACTCTATATGCAGTTAACGGTGCTGCTGAAGTCTTTGGTGCTAACCCACCAGATATTACAACAAATCTACAAGTCAGTGGATCTGCAGCTGTTGCATTCGTTCCTAACTGGAATGGATCTGGTGACGTATCCATCTTCGGTCAACTGGTCGAACGTGCAGCAGTCAATCCTCCTGCTCGTGGAAATCTGTTCGGATTCTCCAACGCTGACGATAGAAGAACATACAGCTATAACCAATCTTCTACCGATCTCTACGTTGATGTAGATTACGGATTTGTTGCTTCGCCTGTCATTGATTCTTGGGTCATTGCTAACCATGCATCCAAAGTCATTGAAGACTACAAGGATGACAAACTCTTTGATCTGGTCGAGAGTGGTGGTGGAGACTTCATTGATTATGGATTCATCGAGACTGCCAATCTCGCTGGTCTTCCTGGTGCAAACAATCTTCCAGATGCAACAGAAGATTATGGCACAATCATCGATCCTCAATACGAGAGATCGATCTACCCAATGGGTCATCTGTTCAAGTTCTCTGGACTTTCAGGTGGAGTCAAGGTTGTCATCAATCTGCGTCATATCGCAGTTCTTACCAAACCAACCCTCAAATTTAGTGGCGAAGCTTCAATACGACTTCCCAACGTCCACAGTGGAAGTGGCGTTCTATTCAGCACTGGTGGAGCAGCAGAATCTGCAACATTCAGCGAAATCAAGGACGGTCTATTCGAGTTTGTTGGATTCGCTGCAACCAGTTATACCCCCAATTTCAATGGTGGTGGCACCATCAGATTGGATGGTCGAGCATCTTCTGCAGTTGCATTCGCAGGATTCCAAGAGAACACTATTGTTCTACGTGGTATTGCTGGTCAGAAATACTTACCATCCTACGCTGGATCTGGATTTATCTCTACGTTGTCAGGAGCTGCAGAAGCAGTTACTGCAAGTCCAGATGATCTATTCGGTCTGTTTGACTTTGTTGGAACAGCAGCAGAGAAAGCAACAGCAGCATACGTTGGTTCTGGTTCACTGTTTGCACTATCTGGTGCAGTCGAAGCAGTTACTGCTGCAGAAGAGAAGAGGAATCTTATCAAGGTCAGCGGCAACGCTGCCGAGAGATTCATTCCGAACTTCAATGGTTCTGGTTCACTCTCTGTTCTTATTGGTGCTGCAGAATCCAGAACAGCAAGTCCAGATCCATTCTTTACTCTGTTCGACTTCACTGGTCGTGGATCAGTCAGAGCAACGATTGCAGAATCTGGATTTGCTCTTCTTTCTGTATCTGGAACAACCGAACCAGAGATCCTTACATTTGCAGAGCAACCATTTGGTACTGCTACGATCTTCGGTCAGGGTGGAGAAAGATTTGTTCCCAGTTATGTTGGTTTTGGTCGAATCGCAGCACTGTCTGGTGCAGCAGAATCCCTTACTGTCAATCCTCTGGAGAGACAACTTCTGTTCTCCATGGGAGGAGTTGCAGGAGAAAGATTTGCTGCAGCACCTCAAGTCAAAGGAACAGAGATCAAGCTTCAGGGCGAGATTGCTACTCCTCTACGTACATTTGCAGAACAACCATTCGGGGTTGTTCCTGTCAGTGGTATTGCAGACGAAAGATTTGTCGATGTATATGGTGGATTCGGTACTCTGTTCTCTGGAGGATTCACTTCAGAATCCATCACATTCAAGATTCCTCCAGTCAGAGAAGGAGACATTCTCTTCCGTGGATCTGCAGTCGAAGCGATTGGATTCAATCCTCCAGATATTACAACACATATTATTCTCTCTGGAGAAGGTGTTGTTCCTCTGCGTACATTTGCAGAACAACCAACAGTTCGCATCGCTACTCGTGGCACAGCAGTCGAAAGACAAACCGATGCATATCTCGGAACTGGTGCCATCTTCTCCAACGGATTCACTTCCGAGTCTGTTACCAAGAGACTTCCAGAGTTCACCGCTCATCTCAATGTTACTGGTCTTGCAGAAGAGAAAGCAACATTCAGAGAGATCTTCTTTGGTTCCCTCTTCAAGTTCAGAGGATCTGCAGGTCGCGCACTCCTCACCTTTGCAGAGCAACCACAGACTCTATCCAAGATTAGTGGTGTTGCTGCTACCACAAGAGCAAGAGACTTTATTGGCGATGGCAACATTGCAACTCTGTCTGGTGCTGCAGAAGCAGCTACCTTCAATCCTCTGGAAAAAGATCTGCTCTTCGATGTTACTGGCATCGCTGCAGAAAGAAGAACCAATGCGTTTGTTGGTACTGGTCAGATCAGAATCTACCCA